TAGCTTAACAGAATCACCTATAGATTAAAATTAAACAGGAGTAAAGACAATGAGTAAGAAATTAACAAAAGTGTTCCATGGGGAATCATTACCGATCGACATGATCAATGAGACAGATTTTTATGTAGATGTAACTAGTGTATCAATAAAGTACAATAAACGATTTTCCAATTGGTTCGAAAAACTATCTGTCCAAGAGGAGATTAAACATTTGCATAATCAAAATAAAATTGAGATTGTATTGAGAATAGGAACTACGAGAAAGATACATAGTGGTCTCACTAAATCATTTTTTGAGTGGCTTGTAAGTACAGATAGCAAGAGAAAACAAAAAGATATTATCTATGTCATATCGGATGGAAGGTTCCACAAAATTGGAATGACAACCAATATTCGTGCGAAATTACGAAACCTTCAAGTAGGGAACCCTCTAAAGTTAGAGTGTATTTTCTATCTAAAGACAGAGCATGCAAATGCGATAGTGAGCGCAACACATAAATATTTTAAGGACGACAGATTAGTAGGTGAATGGTTTGATGCATCACCAGAACAGGTAGAGAAGAAGATAGTAGAGTTGAATATTAGCTACAATGCAACAAATAAATAGGAGTAAAGACAATGAGTAAGAAATTAACAAAAGTGTTCCATGGGGAATCATTACCGATCGACATGATCAATGAGACAGATTTTTATGTAGATGTAACTAGTGTATCAATAAAATACAATAAACGATTTTCCAATTGGTTCGAAAAACTATCTGTCCAAGAGGAGATTAAACATTTACATAATCAAAATGAAATTGAGATTGTATTGATAATAGGAACTACGAGAAAGATACATAGTGGTCTCACTAAATCATTTTTTGAGTGGCTTGTAAGTACAGATAGCAAGAGGAAACAAAAAGATATTATCTATATCATATCTGATGGGAGGTTCCACAAAATTGGAATGACAACCAATAGTATTCGTGCGAGATTACGAAGAATTCAATTAGGGAATCCTCTAAAATTAGAGTGTATTTTCTATCTAAAAACAGAGCATGCAAATGCGATAGAGAGAGCAACACATAAATATTTTAAGGACGACAGATTAATAGGTGAATGGTTTGATGCATCACCAGAACAGATAGAGAAGAAGATAGTAGAGTTGAATATTAGCTACAATGCAACAAATAAATAGGAGTAAAGACAATGCACAAAGAATTAACAAAAGTGTTCCATGGTGAACCATTAAACATCGAAATGATAAACGAAGAGGAATTCTATGTAAATGTGAGTGGTATTGCTACATCATATGGAGCAAGAATTACAGATTGGAGCGAATCAAGGAGAGTACTTCTTAGAAGAGCGATCTTGGAACAATGGATTGATAAAGAAGAAGCTAAGAAGATGAGCAGAGAAGAACTCATAGCTCTAAAAGATAAAGTGGACGAAAATCCTCTAATGATGGATCAACGGCTAGTCAAACCAGAGATAGTCGGAAAATACATGATTCACCGATCACTCATAATCAGTTTCGCGAGATTCTTAGATATAGAGTTTGAGATTTGGTGTGACAATATGGTGTATGACCTGCTCGTAGGTCGTAAACAATTGGTCATAGAAAACCAAACAAAAGCACTTAGAACAATAGAGAAAAAGTATGCTCAACAAATCTCCGACTTAAAATGTGAGGTTGCTAAGAAAACGCAACATAAGTTGATTACCTACGAAGATGGTACAAAAAGTTTGAGAAAATGGATTATGGATGAGTTTCCAGAGTATGAAATCTCTGAGAGAGACCTCTGGAAGTTTCTAGCCAAACATCAAGATTCGTTTATCGAGGTGACTCCAGCCACGAAGACTTTTAACTCTATAACAAATATGAGCATGGGCAAGAATGTTGGAGATGGTATATCTTTCAACGACAGCATTATACCATACATTCAAGAGTTTGTAGGTGAAATCGGATTGGTAAAGAAACCTCAACAAGGTGTGTTCAATTTTGACGGAACAGAGGAGGGGCAAAATGATAGGTAAACACTTTACAAATGAGACATATAAAGAGGTTAGAGTAACTAGAGATGAAGAGGAGGGTTATTTTAGAGGTGAAATTATAAAAGTAAGTCCTGAGTTCCCTACATGGCATTACCAGAAAGTAGGGTATAGCTCAGGTGAATGGGTTGCATCAGAGTTCCAACTAAAACCGAGCAAACTTGCTAGACATAAAGGGACTATCAAGTATGAGGTAGAGGTTGTAGAATATATTTATGCTGATACAGATACAGAAGCAAAAATGAAAGGTATTGAAAAATATCCATCATTAATACAGCTTATAGCTTATTATGTAGTCTTAGCCACAAACATAGTAAAAAGAGCAGGACATGCTACTCAGCAAGTAAATGAAGAAGATGCATATGATGCAGTAATTGAATACATGGAGAAGAATAATGGAAAAAATATTTAACCAGCTAATATTAGCCAAACACACTGAACACATTGATGGTGAAGAAGTTAGTGTTTTTATAACCAAAGAAGATGGATATTATAATGTTTATCTAGTAAATGAACAATATAAAACAGAAGAGCTAAACTCATTAGACCATCAAATACCAGAAGAAAGTATTTCAAATATTGAAGAATTTTTTACTAAAGGATTCTTTATAGGTGTTATTATGAAATATATAATATGGGATAGCTTTTATGGTTATGGTATAGCAGAAATAGACTTAAATGTAGAATTTATACCACACTAGGAGGTGATATGGAAATCACAATAACGGATGTAACAGATAGAGGTAATATAGTAACTACCTTTATTTACAAGACTTGGTATACAGTTAGAGGTTCTTCCAACATATGGAAGAGCATATATAATAAAGATTATCAATTAGCTAGTGAGATTATTCAAGCAGGTACAATAGACCACATTACTGATACTGATATTATAACTATGTTTGGTAGAGTTATAAACTCTGCTGATGAGTTAAAAACTATAGTTGATAGTCAAGAGGAGAGATAGATGATAAAACTAAAATTATTTGATATTATTGATTTAGATATTACTGAGGGGATAATAACCTCAGGTGCAGATGATGAAATATATTCAAAGGAGTAAAGATGCTAGATTATAATGACTACCCAGAAGATGTAGTAAAAGAGTGCTTAAAGTATGTGAATGATATTACCGAGGAAGAGGTGTGGGAAGTAGCTAGAGAATCTGAGGAGATTCCTAACTTCTCTAATATATACTTATCTCTTCTGTTTGAGAGGGTTGAGGAAGAGTTAGAAGACACTCATGAGGTGATATATTATGTCAATAATCTTGATAGCGATATTGAGGTATGTAAATTAGAAGAGGATGATGAAAATGACAACTAAAGAAATTGAAGAGTTACAGGTAACAGCTAAAAAAAAGCTGGAGGCAGAGTATGCTGAAGCTAAAAAAAATTGGGAAGAGTTAGGAACCGTATCAAAACCTGAACATTATAAATTTTTTATAATGGAAAAACACTATTCTAGTGACATCCATAACATACCTCATGATGAGGTAAAAACGATTATAGATACCTACATTGAAGAATTAGATGCACTACCTAAGCATATTAGTGTAGTGGAAAGCACTGACATAGAATTCTATGATAGCGAAACAGTTAGTGAGTACAGGTTACAATACAGATATCAAGTATTTAATGAAAACTTTAAGATTGATAACAGGGTTAAAGTAGATGTTAAGAAGCTACTCGAAGAGAAACTAAAGCCTAAGAGTTATAAACGCGTAACCAGAGAGATAGACTGCTCTCTACTGAAACTGTTCATGGATAAAGTGATAAAATGGACTGATGTGCAGAAGCTAGTATATAGCGATTGTGAGTTGTAAAGAGGAGTAGAATAGCTAATTGCTATTCTACAATCAATAGTTCCATAGGAGGAAAAATAATGAATTTGAAAAAAGAAGAAAGAATACATAAAAAGCAACAAGAGGTTAGAGAACTAATCGAATCCAAGGGCGGAGAGATGCTTGAAGCATATGAAAAAGCTAGTGTAAAAATACCGTTGATTGCCAGTTGCGGATGTAAAGTGGAGATGCTAATATCCAATATCAAAAAGAAGGATGGGTTAATTGTGTGTAAGAAGCACGCTCAAATGGAGCCTGTTGAAGATGTGATAGCTAAATTGAAATCTATTGGGGTGGAGGTGTTCACTACTAGCGAAAGCATCACTGTCTCATCTGTAGAAATTGCTCTGATGTGCTCTTGTGGGCATCCAGCGTTTGTTAACTATAAGAACTTCAAGCGTAGAGCTAGAGAAGGTGTTCATTGGTGCAATGACTGCAATAAGTTTGGGAAAATAACCGCACCTACAACTATTAAGCAAACCAAGAGAATCAAGCAAGATAAACAGGATGTTGCAGAGCAAAGTTTCATAGTTGCGATGAAAAACGCTGGTGCAACAGTGCTGACACCATATAAAGATGCAAAGACTTCTATCAAAATTATATGTTCGTGTGGTCACGAGAGAAGTGGGACTGCGAATGTACTAAAAAAAGGGGTAATTGATGGGAAAATTAGGTGTAAGTCCTGTGCTGGGAAGCATAGTCATCCAAAATGGACAGAGGACGAGTGGCGTACCAAAGCCCTGAATTGTGGATACCAATCTGTGGAGTTTATAAATAATATGACCGAGGTCAAAGCTATCGGCTCTTGTGGCCATGAAATTAACATCAAGATAGGGGGTTTTAAAAAAAAGCTCCAAAAACAAGTATCCACATGCCGAAGTTGCACAACTCAAGCAAACAGAGATCTTACCGAATATAAGATTCGAACTCTCTTAAAAAATCATAATTGTGAGTTCAAATCGTATTCGACAGAATCAAGGTTTTGCTTATTGAAATACTCCTGTGGGCATGACGGAGAAGAAACAGTATCTTCTCTGCAGAGAAAAGCAAAAGATAACAAAAAGATAGAATGTACAGAATGCATTATGTCTAACAAAGAATTTACGCCTCGGGATTCAAAACCAGAAATAGAATTAAAAACTTATATATCATCTTTGGTACAGGGGGAGGTCAAGAGAAATTATAGAGTAAGCTACCCCTTCGGAAAGGAGATAGATGTTTATATTCCTCAACTAAATCTTGGCTTTGAATTAAATGGGCTATATTGGCACTCAACCATCGGGGGTAAAAGCACATCGTATCACATAGATAAAACAAAATTTTTCATGGAACATGGGATTAAAATCATTCATATAACTGACCATGAGTGGATTCATAAAAGAGAGATAATTTCATCTATCATTAGAGCTAGAGTGGGAAAATCGCTGATTGCAGTAAATGCTAGAGAGTGTATTATCAAAAATATATCAGCAAAAGAAGGGAAATCATTTTTAGATACAACACATATCCAAGGTGGGACAGGAGCAACTAATAGTATGACTTATGGTATGTTTCTTGGACATACATTAGTAGCCGTTATGGCATTTAGATCAACTAAAAGTATGGGAGAAGTCGAATTATATAGGTTCAGCACCATGTTGAATTTCAATGTTAGAGGTGGGTTTTCAAAAATGTTAAAACACTTCGTTAACAATAATGCAAAATATACTCGAATAATAACCTACGCCGATATAAGGTTTTCAGGAGCTTCTCCAGACGACACTGTGTATGCCAAAAATGGATTTAAATATATCCATTCATCCCAACCTAACTATAAATATTTTAGAGATGGCAGAACAATGCTTGATCGCAGAACTTTTCAAAAGCACAAATTAGCAGACAAGCTAGATATTTTTGACAAAGAAAAAACCGAATGGGAAAATATGAAAGCGAATGGGTATAACAAGATTTACGATTGTGGAAATATGGTGTTTTCGCTAGAAATAGAACCAATTACCTAAACCCGTAGCTATTATGACATAATTAACATATTGTACTATGTCACTTTATAATGTGAGGCTTATAAATTATCAGCCTCACAAAAGCCCTAAACTTCGACCTTATGATAGGTCTAGTTTTATTTTTGCAACAGACTTTGTATTGGCTATACCGAAGCCCATTGCGGCATATGAGAAAAAGGATATAAGATCGGCTTTCGTCTCAATCACTAAAGTGTGATCTTGAAGGATCATAAACCTACCACTATAGTCCTCAGGTGCGAACATGTAAACTTCATCATTAGCAACAATATCATCCTTGATAGTAGTAATGATTGGGAAACCCATAAGTCTAGTTATTCCTGCAACACCATTGTTAAAGTGTTTAGAGACACCTGCATCTCCAATATCCATCAAGCCTAACTCAATAAGCTCTTGCTTTAGAGTAGTTGTCATAAGGAATTTTGGTCTATCTTTATCTGATTTAGGGTCAGTCGGAATCATTCTTAGTTTACTCATCATTTGAATGAGTACTTTAATTGATGATTTAGTTAGCCCTTCACCTGTAGCTAAATATTGAGTACCTGGTCTCTCTACCTCAGCTTTAGCGATAACTGCTTTAACAGCATTCATAACAGTTTCATCTTCAACTTGAAACATCGCTTCTACGATACGCTTTTCAAGGAGCTTATCGTATTTTACTTTGCTGTTCATCATTTCGAACTTCGATTTGTTGAATTTATCTGACGAATACTTATGGAATGTGATGATAAAATCCTCTCCGTCCCAATATTTACTCTCACCTTGACCACGGAATGGTAAAGTGTATGCAGTAGCATCCATATCTTTAGAGAGGATGATTGCAGGTTCATCAGAGTTTGCAATTCTGTCAAGGTCTGCTGCAGTTACAAAAATAGGTTCAAAAATTTTTCTAGCAATTCCTAGCTCTCTAACTCTATCTCTAATAAAGTAAGTTGATTGGTCTATAGCCTGTTTCAATAGGTCTGTATCGCCTGAAAAAATTGTGCGTACAAGAGACGCGTTTGTCTTTTTAATATCCATCTTTCACTCCTTTTTTACTAATAATTAACTCTAATATCAATTTTACCATCTGTACCGACTTTGGTTACATAACCCCATACGATAGTGTTAGTTGCATCAACCTTGCACGGCATCCCATCTCTAACGGAGATTGCGTCATTTATTGCATAGGCGGCTGCATGTATCCTACCAGTCCGTACAACGAAGTTTGAGATATACACAGGCGTTTTACCTGACCCTTCTCTATATTCAGTCGTTCCTAGATTTGATGGTTGTACAGCGATACCACATTCTAAGTGAGTGTCTGTCAATGTAATTTTTGCTCCATCTGGGCCGATAATATCTCCATCGAGAACATTAACTGTTGGATCAGTTGCATAAACATCTTCATGCCCATAGGCTCTATACCCTCTGACAATTTCTATATTTCTCATAAAAAACCTTTTTTAATAATATAAGTATTGTTATTGTATCAAATAATGCAGAAAAGTCCAAAAAGTACCGATTAATCGGTACTTTTTTAGGGAGTAGAGAGTGAATGTGAAAAGTTCTTTGCGATTAGGCTAATGTTTCCAACCAATTGGACAATCTTGACCTTCCAGCTAGACTTTCGTCTAATACAGTTTGTGTGTCAACAAAACCCATCTCTTGTTGCTCACTCATTATTGAGGCTTCTTTTACAATGTCGTCATCAAAGGATATTGGCTTCTCTGCTTTTTTTTCAGCAATTAACTGCTGTACTGTATTTTCTAAGGAAGCTATTTTTTGCAGATAGCTCTCCTCTCTATCTGCACTTTCTGTAAGTAGGGCAGCTATTTTTTCTAAATCAACACCTTGCTTGCTCATCTGTGGCCTTTTTTTATTTTTTGTATATTATATCACAAAAGTTGGAGTTCTACTATTAGTAGAACTTTAATTGCCCTATAGCGATTTTATATGCATTATATCCAAAAGTCATAGCATGGGCAAAGTCATCTGGAGCAGATGGGCTATGGCTATAGATTCTCCGACCTGCCCGCGTGACTACTTCAAATAGTGAGAGTAGATGGGATGATTCCTCTTGAAAAGTTTCAAATGGGGGGAGAATAAATTGACCTTGTTTGAGATGCATGAAGAAATCATCTAAAGCTTGAGTTTTGTCAAGGTAAATAGTTCTTTTATCTTCGGACAGTTTAGCAGGAAGATTAAAAGCTCCATATCGGAATGGTTGAACTCTATGAGCACCTAGATGTTTTGCTAGATATGCATTATTTAATGCTCCTTCTCCTGCATCCGCCCCAATAACACTTACCCTGAATATATTCGCAGTCATAACAATCTCTTCCATCGTTTTCATGAAATCCTGTCTTGGCCAGATTTTCTTGTAAACAACTTGCATCCTCTGCTTTGGATCGCCTGCTAACCTGCCATAGATTACTGCGGCATTTTTTGATACATTATTTTGACCATCTCCTGTCCAGTCAATCCCCATGACTAATAAGTCGAATTTTTGGAACAGTCTATCGTCTGGACGGGGCATAACTGGAGACCCGAGGCATTGCTCAATAATATCATCTTCAGTTACGAATCTTGTCCCTGTACTATGAGAGATTCCTAATACTTCATTACAGAACTTGGCCTCATCGTAAGTTTCAAACTTTATAAGCAAGTCTTTCCATTTATTTTCAAACCCTGAATGCAACATTAGAGCAGGTTGTGGAATTCTGACACCTAAGTAATATGGGTCTTTCCCGTCTTTACTATATGTTGGGATTAAATGTGGTTGCGTAATATCTAGTTTTCCACCACAATGTGTACATATAGGCCATCTTTTTCCTATACTTTTATACCCTATACTATTGTATTTCCTGCACCCATTGCATTTAAAGAATACTTCATGCATAGTCGATTGTGACCATTTGTATTCAATATGATTATCCATAGTTTTCGGGGTTCCAGTATAAAATCTGCTAGGGTCAAGAGATGCAGACAATATCTCTTCTACTACGGGTAGTTCATTTGGGTCCATATCTTGAACCTCATCAAGCATCAATGAATCTGCAGAATATCCCCTTGTCCTGTCAGCATCATCCCTCATATATGAAATAGTAATACCTGATCCATTAGAGAACTGTTTATCGAAGACAGAATCATTTATCTCCCCTGCATTTTTATTAAAGAGGATTTTTCGTATTCTAGGACTACGAGTTAATAGTTCATTTAGCTTTACTCTAGCAAATTCTTTTGCCTGTCGCTCTGATGTAGATGCATAAAATGTTCGATAGTGCCTTTTCCGAGCAGATGTAGTGAGAGCAAAAGCAGATAAAAATGTCGACTTACCTACTTGCCTTGCTGTTTTTAAAATAATTCTCTCTTTTGGCCAATTATAGACATCCCTAAAAGGAGCATGTAAATCAAAATTAAAAGGCTTCCCTTTCAACATCAATGTTGTCTGTGCAAACTGTGAAGAGGTAATTATCTTAGGAAGAGACATTTTTATGTATTAGTAATAGAATCAGCCCAACTGCCTGATAAATTTGAGATGCTATCTACAATGTACGCTGCTAATATTTTATTTCTAGCAAGATAGTTCTGCTCTGAGGGTTTTGTTTGTTCTCTGACATCTAAGTTAAAAGCTAGATAGGATAAACCTATGTCGGCAAAAAGTTCTTTGTATTCAGTGACAACGCTATCTGATTCAAACATAACAGTAAAATTATCGAAAAAAATTGGTAATGGTGGAACAATCCATCCATCTATTTTTAACCATCCCGTAATTGCTACCAAGACGCTATGGGAGAAGGGGAGATTCATTGAACCTTCAATAGCTCCTGCCATTATAATAGCCCAAACGATTTGCTCTGCTGTTAAATCTTCTATTTTTCCAACAGTAAATTCAATATTGTTTACTGCACAAGCAAAGGCATTGAACGCTAAGATATTAGTCCATATGGTATCTTTTGACAATACAGTGGATATGGTTTTTAGATTCATTTTCATTTGCTCTGAACAATCCAAATAATTCACTGCCTGAGGCTCTACTTGGTGAATATCATCAAAGTATGCATCCATAAGATAAAACATTGTGAACATATCAAATGAGTCTTTTTTAATAGCAGATAAGAAAAATGATGAGTTAAGTGAATTCAAAAATTGCTTCATGTCATCAAAACGCTTAATTAATGATATAGTGTCTTTCGTTGCTGTAATACTCATCGAAGATTCTTCATTTCAGCAATAATTATTGATATCCTATCGTGGTCTCTGCTTGCAACTGGAACTCTTTTGAGTTTTTTTAGTTCCCTGCGTAGTGTGGCAAATTTTATTCGGGAGGACTGTTTTTGATCACTATTGGTTGCTAAATCAAATTTTTCATTAAATTTTTGCTTCCTAATGGCATACTTTGATTCGAACCCCCCCCTAACTAGAGAATGTTGACTTAATATATCAATCAATGTAGAAATTCTTTGTTTTTTTTTTCTCACGCCCCAACCTTATATTGCATTGATTCTTTTTGCTATCTCATTCTGTGCAGATAGAGGTATCTGGGCCAAACGATTTTCAAGGTTTTCTATATTTACTCCACCGTATTGAACGATATCGTTACCTAGTTCTGCAAAGATATGCTTTGCATCATCTTCAAAGATTGAAGCAATCTTAACAAGGGGTATATTGTAACCGCCTACTTGCAATTCATCAATTGTATTTTCTAGCTCCTGAGCAGTTTTTAATAGACCGCCTTGTTCCTTGTATGATACAACATTATAGGTGTCATATATGGCATCAAATGGCCCATATAGACCTGCTTGTTTGTCCAATTCTAGTAATTCATAAGCAATTGATGTGTTTATATCTTTATCTGTACAAACCATCGCACCATGCTCATTCTTATATATGGCCAATTTTCGCAAGAAAGCCTGATACTTGTCTTTAGAATCATTTTCTTCAGTAGAAGATACTCTAATTAAAACTTCTTGTGATAATTTTCCTAAATCACAGTTTGCATCAAGGCCATATCTATTAAACTTCGAGTCGAAATTATTCAAAGCAACATCATGTATTCGTGCAAATTTTCCTAATTGCACAGAACCCTCTACCTTTTGTGGTATAGTTAGTTGATTCCAATGACTGCTTAGTGTTGCGGCCGATTTTAGTAGCATTGCTTCATCTAACACAGGGAGTTTACCTAAGGATGGTAAGAGCATAACCTCATCCATTGGGGGCATGTTGTTTTGGGCTGTCTTATCTAAAGAGGCTTCTATACGCACAGCGTCAATTCCCCATTCATTGAGTGCATTTTGACATGCAGTTTTTACAATTTCTGGAATTACATTACTTTGATCGTTTATATATGTAGCACTAAGTATTGTTTGTGATGGAGTGTGAATAGGAAATAATCTATTGTCTTGATCAGCAAACGCTTCTTTAATTAACACAGTGTAATCTTCATCGAGATTAGTCTCTCGAAGAATTTCTTGAGCTGTTTTAGATAGATTTGCTTTAGGTAGCAAGTCTGCAAGTTGAACTAGTCCTTCATCATGTTGTACATCAATATACTCCATTATCTATGCCTTTATTATTTTATAGTACACCATTATAGCGAAAATAAACCCCACAAAACAAAATACGGTATATAATTATGCACCGAAAGGTAGCTCTCATATAAGGATATATAATGGAATATACAGCTTCGTCCATGTTTGCTGGAGTAGGAGGCATAGATTTTGCTTTTCAACAAGCAGGATTTAAAATGGCTTGGGCCAATGAAATGGATAAACATGCAATCAAAACATTTAAAGTCAACCACCCAGACACAGTGTTATTTGAGGGGAAGATAGAGGATTATGACGAAGCGGATTTGCCATATGTGGATGTGTTGACAGGAGGATTTCCTTGTCAATCATTTAGTTTGGCTGGTCTGCAAAAAGGATTTAAGGACATAGGCAGAGGAACGCTATTTTTCGAAATAATTAGAGTCGCTAAGCATATGATGCCTAGAGCTATAATGCTTGAAAATGTTAAGAACCTAGTTCATCACGACAAGGGAAATACGATGAGAGTAATTTTAGAACAATTAGATAATTTAGGATATCATGTTAAGCATCAGATATTATCAGGAGACACTCATGGAAACATACCACAAGGTAGAAAGCGGATTTTTATCATCTGCTTTAAAAGCAAAAAAGACTATAATAATTTTGAATTCCCTGCTCCTATCCCATTGACAGTTGAGCCTAAAGAGTTGATTGATTCTACAGCCCCTCTCAAATACTATTATAATAAAACTCAATATTTCCAAATGCTACTTGAAGAGATGACGGACTTTGATGCGGTATATCAGTTGAGGCGAAAGTATGTAAGAAAAAACATGAATGGAGTATGCCCTACCTTAACTGCCAATGCAGGGAAGGGAGGGCACAATGTCCCCATAATATGGGATAGCGAGAGCATAAGAAAATTAACACCTAGGGAAATGTTCCGTTTTCAGGGATTTGATGATAGCTTCATATTCCCTAAAGGTATTGCAGATTGTCACTTGTATTGTCAGGCTGGAAATAGCGTCATCATCCCAGTTGTTCTCCGAATAGCCAAGAGGATATGGGATAGTTTCTCTACTACAGATCGGCTCTCTTTGGAAGAGGCTCGGTAATATCTTGATAAGAGTATCCTCCATGAAGAGGCTCTAGTAGAGAGTAAACGGTATCAGGTGAGCCACCAGCCCCTTCATCCATACCGAACATATTCGCCACTTGGGTTAATTGTCCAGCAACAGCTGTTCCTTCAGCTCCAAATGGGGCTGTTGCTTCTGCAATAATTTCAGCAGTATTCACACCACAAAACCAACCATCATCATTGTGCATCCCTGTTTGCCACCACGAATTAAAAGTATATTTGTGTGCACTATTACGATTATTAAACCGATGAATATCGGCTTCCCATAACATCGTCATATTGCTCAGGGATACTGCCGTCCAAATATCAGACGGTACTGTTCCTCTTTTTTTTAGATTGTATTTCGTTACCGATAACGCAGTGTGTGGTCCTGCCCAATCACTCCATGAAATATCTGTCAACAATTCGCCATCATAATTAGTTATTGGTCCTCCAAATGAATACAATTCCTCATTACAATCTTTTCTATTCTTGATTATAGTATTTTCCCATAAACTTTTCTTGTATATAGCCTCTCTAAAATAAATAACATCTAAATCAAGGATATAATATTCAGGCTCTATAGGTTTATAACATGTATCCCCCGAGGGTATTATATCTATAGTATATCCCATGCAAAGTCTGTGATTTTCTCCAATATATGAAAAAAAAGTTTTTTCGATAGTAGGCTTAAAAGGCTCTGGATCATCAATCCACCCTACCACTGGTAGTTTTGCAAATTTAGGACAATCACTACATAAAGGACTAAAAATTTTACACGGAGTTCTTCTTAGAAAATCTCTTTTTGGCCAATTTGCATATAGTAAAAGAGCCATATAATAATCATGCCTTAATAGTCCTAGTAGCCTCTTGTTTGAGTTATAATGTGTTACGACCCTACCATTCTCCTTATGCCTCACTACATCTATCCCCTCTCGCTCTCTATAAGAGTAGTATTCATTCCTCATTTCTCCGCATGAACGATTATCTTGATTCCGATGAACCCCTTCTCTATTCATAAATGCATGAAAAGTTTTATTATCGACTTTAATATATTTCATTTGATGCATACAATCATAAAAATAAGTTTCTACGATTTTATTATAATCAACCGATGGCATATGCTTAGCTATGGTAGGAATTTTAAATTCTACAAATATATAGTTCTTTGTAGGGTTCATCGTGTGATGAATCTTTGCTGATGCAATATCACATTCAACACCTTCAAAATGTTCTAAACTCTCTCTTCTGTAATTTATATCTACTGTTTCAATACCCAAAATGACTACCTTGTTTCTTGATATTATAACAAAAAACATGGTATATAACTATGCACCGCAAGGTAGCTTAAAATTAGGATTGATAATGGGAACATTACGAAAAAAAGTAGATCGTGCAATTGCAGATTTAACCATTAACGCAGAGACTATCTTCATATTGAATGAAAGATTACACTTTATTAAAAAAGAATATGGAGATTTTAGTATCAAAGTATGGAGAATTGACTATATATGCTCAACGCCTGACATAACGCCTGACATAACGGGTGTATGCTATGGTTCAGAGCGAGATGCTGTATTATTCATGCTACCAGAACAAGATATTGAAGAGTTAAACAAGAAGACTATTCAAGTAGACATTAATGAATTATATGAGCTTATCATAACGAATGGTTGCTTTACAATTGATGATGGAGCAATGCTATACAACATAAATCAAGGTTCTACAGATGAAGAGGACGACCAAGATACACGGTATCTGATTGAAGCTTTTTGGGAAGAAGATGGTGAAGAGAGAGAACTTTATGTTATATGGTCTGATGTAACCAAGATAGAATACAACTACCAATGGGGAGTATTTCATATCTTTAGGAAGAGTGAAGAGCATACAATAGCACTAAAAATTTTAGAAACGATTTCTGTAATACCTAAAGGAGTAGAAGATGCTAAATAATGCAAAGACTTCTTTGGTAACGATCCTTCATGGAGGAACCATAAAAACATACGACTCCTCTATTACAATATTTGAAGGGAAAATAGTAAAGTTCCCTCAAGAGTGGGAGCTTGATTATGATAGTATGGTTACTGCGTTTGTGGTAGTCTCAAGGTTTAACATCACTGCAGTGATTGAGGTTGATTTAAAGACGGAGACATTAGTTATAGAAGAGAAGTTCAAACAAGCTTTGCTTGGGGAGCTATCTATTATGACAACAGAAGGTGAATTCAATCCATCATGTAAAGTTAATCTTTTAACAGGTGAAATAACAATGCTAACGCCATTCGAATCTGATGATGAGGTTTTATCTATATCTTTCCCCTTACTTCTGGGAGATTCGACCATAATGATCGCCTGTTATCAAGATGACCAAATGGCAGTACATATTGACCAAAGTTGTAAAAACTTACAATGGCTATGGTCTTATGCGCTTGGCATAGTTAAATATCGGCACTAGAAGAGCCTAAAAAAAGCGATGAAATAGTAGAGATGTTTCTGCAAATAAACAAAGAAACCAAGTTGGAGTGTGCAAACTAAAGAAACAGTGAGGAGAAGGGGCTCCTCTCTTTTTCGTCCTTTTATCTTATCTTTAGTTCTGAGATAAATCTTCGAGCCAAATATCCCTCATTAATTCTCCCTATTTTAATTGTTAAGCTGTTCATATCCCCCGTGCCTTGAGTCGATAATATCTCTGCATTTTCTATAGAGGAAGAGACATTATCTTGAATAACAACACCGTCTACACTAAGTCGTTGCGTCCCGTTGTCTACAAGGGATATAATGGCTCCTGCAGACGCTGTATAAAACTCCAATGTCCCTGTACTTCCTTCAGGGTTATCATGCTCACCCGATATCACTGCTTTGACCTGATTAAAAGGAGAGTTATACATCTGAAATACAAGTAAGTCAGTATTCTCATTTGCCCACCCTATACCATATTCCTCATGTATATACATTTTATCTTTAATAAAATATACATCCCCGAAGTGTGACAAGTAATCGCTACTAGTTGCATGTCCTGCAATGATAACCATCCACCCCCCACCATCTGTCTCCATATCGCAAAATATATGACATTCCCTCTCTGCAATAAGGATTTTATAGAAGCCAGAACCGATATCTCCTTCGTATGCATACCCTGGCTTAGGATTTATATACTCTAAGGCAGAATGAGGGATATATCCATTTGTATATCCTGCAACTCCATCTTTTTTAACTATAGTGATAGTGGGACCAACAGGATCGACTATCAAATGTGGTGTTTCTTGTTCTCCTGGGATAGAAACAGGTTTATTCATTTCAGTAGCGAGAAGATGAAATCCTTTAAAGTACTTCCTCGTAAGAACAACTCTTTTTAGGATATCGTAGACAGTTGTAACGATATCTGTCTTTTCATTTTCTCTAAACCATTCCACGAAATCATTTTTCACTGTTGCCGTATACCCAGCTACTTGAAATTCTTCCCCGTTTAGGATTCGAGTCATATCAGAAGCTATATCTCTAAGATATGCTTCGTCAGCCTGAACAATAATGTTGCTTGATGCCATTATCGTATTGTATTTTCTATCTGCCCAATCTAATTCCCTATCATTAGGAATATATTGCATCACGGCATAATCAAGAAGATAGCGCTGATACTCATTTAAGAAATTCCTGCCATTATGTCTCCACAGTATATCGTCTACACTGCGAGGGTATAATGTATATCTAATAGTGTCATCTGTTTGTGAAAATACTTTGATTGTTCTTTTCGCGGTTGGATTCTCTGCTAAGAATTCTAAATCAACTTTTAATCTAAACAATATCTTGTTTTCTGGACCAGAAATTAGAGTTTTTAGTACAGCAAGCTGATTCATGTACTCTATCTTTGGTCTGTACCCCATAATAAATTCATTATTATGAATCGTTAATTTATCGTTCATTGGAGTATTTCTAACCCCTATTTCATTAGGCCAATTATTCCCCTCTGCAACATCCAATAGTAATAAATTATATCTATAATATTCATCGTGAAATAAATTGGTATAGAACCACAAATTTGCGGATATAAGCTGGTTGTCGCCACTTGATGGATTTTCAAAAGTATAATCAAACACTTCCTCTTTGTTTAACGGTATTAAATCACCATAGTGGGTCTCAAAGTTAGGATTATATGGTATCTGTATCTCTTCGAAACCTGTTTTCGTTCGTTTACCATTCCCATCAAGAATATCCCAAAAGAACGATTGTTCACAATCTATATATATATTAAAAACTCCAAAATCTGGCATCCATATGTCTGTTCCACCAAACCAAATTTCAATAGTACCATCGCTGTTTATTTGATCATACAAATTATCATCTGATAGTCTCATTTTTAAATCAGCATCTTTAAAGAAACCAAAATGACCTAATTTAAAAGCATCTATATTCTCTGCCATCTATAATTCTCCACTTACATGAATTTGATATCCAGTATATCCAGATACAAAAGAATATTGTCTTCCATTGTTTCCCCAAGCAGGTGTTTTGATTTTATCATCATCAAGGTCAAATTTTTCCCAATGCTTTTCGAGAGACCCATCCCTATACTTCATGGTACTAATAGATGAACTCTCAATCCCCGACATTTCATTCACATTGGAATAATAAAATGATGCAGATGCTGAGTAAATTCCCCTCATATCCTCTGATATATGAACCTTGCTCTCTACAAATCCTATGCCACCATTAATGGAGTCTTTTATATAATAGTCTCTAACAATCCAATATGTTCCATCATCCCCTATACCTACAGCCTTTGCAGAATCATCAACAGGACTCAAACTATATCCTATTTCTTCCTCTGCTAGAATAGACACAACCTCATCATTTGTTATTTTATAGCATCGCAGTATCATATACTGCTTGTTCCATAAAGTGGATGTATCAACCCATGTCCATATTAACATTCCGTCAGACCGTGTTTCAACTTCACACACAGACCTAAAATCAGTATTTGTAACTTTAAACAGAGGTCTTGTACTTGTACAAATAGAAAAAGGAAATCTAAAGTATGTCATTGAACTTTTACCATATTTTACAGGGGTTTTATTCTTATTCGCCATTATTACCCACCCCATCGGTAGTGGTTCCGTCTCAATACCACCAGAAGAAGAAGCAGTTGCCATCATCATCACTTCTGTAAAATCATCATATTTTATATTATGTAGTAAAGTGTATGCGTTAATCCCATTTACAAGCTTAGATGGGTTGGCAATAAACCAAATCGGACCCCACCATATCTGATCAGAGAATATACTTTTTAGTAATTCAGAGTCTCTACTTGTACCTTTAATCTCTGACAACATTGCTGAAATTAATTGTACTAGATTCTTCGATTTATTATATAAAGCAGTATTGTCTGCGATTCCAAGAAGAGTATCTTTTACATATTGGTTGTACATGGCTATCGTCTGATTCTTATATTCTACTATTTGTAGCATACTTAAATACATAATCCTACTACAATTAGCTGTTAATTTTTGTCCTGTTTCTCCTACATCGGAAGGACTAATCTTGGCTTTATTGAAAATAGATACATATTGGTCTATTGCTTCTAAGCACTTTTTGTTATCAGCTACAGGTTTTTGTTTCTTCTCCATTTTTGAGAATCCCCCCATTCTAGTTACAGACAGAGAAGCTCCCCCATCCCCCAATGCTGCCCTAGAAGCTTTATATCCCGTGATGACAAGAGCGTGTCTACCATAACGCTCTTCTCTGCATTCAAAGGAAGATGAATCTCTGGCAGCTTTTCTTTTAGACGCACAAGGCAAACAGTCTTCTGGGCTTTCCTTTTTTGATACAAAAAATCTCCAGTAAAGATTATCTCTAATGGCTACAACCCATGAAGATGTACCTATTCTTATAGGAACAATTTTTGCTGCAGGGTTTCTCCATAAGCCATTCATGTCTATACCATACGGAGCCATAAATAGCATTTGAAGATTAATGTACATATATCCAAGGACTAATTCATGATCATTTATAACAGCCATACAACCATATACATCTTGGGCTGTATGTGTTAATAAATTGAGTTGTGTACCAAGGTCATATATCTCAACTCCATTTGGGGATAACACTTTTATGATAGTTTGTAATCCACCACCTTGTGCTATAAATATCTTATCATTAAATATTTTGATTGCTAGGATTGTGGATGTTCCATCTTCATAGCCAAAACCTGCTCCATCAGAAGGTCCTTCCCAGATATCCGCTAACCCAGCCATAGATAAGAATATTTCATCATATGATTTATTCCAAAATTCCATAAAAATTGATTTTATACTTTCTGGTGAAGAATAGAGAGCCATCAGTGGTCCTTTTTATCCAATTATAGCATTATCATGAGTGATAAAAACTTTTTTGGTATACTTTAAAAAAACTTTTTGGAGCCAACTATGCAAGCTATAATTAAATTTAAGAATGAATTTGAACAACAAGAAATAAATGGAGTGGTTAATACTCTATACTCTATAGTGGCTAGAGACATATCTACAAAAAAGAAATATTCTCGAACTACCCTCAAAATGATGTTATTACGGGATAATACGAAATCAACTATAGAAATAGGGCTTAAAAATAGAAAATTTAAACGATTGTTGGAAGATTTTAGGACTATAGGATTACCATATCTTATAACAGTATATAAAAAAAGAAATCCATTATTTGGAACGGTATATAATGGGGTAACAGAAACAAAGATACAATTTGACGATGATGGTAATATTGTGGGAAGAATGGACGGAATACTTGAAGCTATAGACTTATTAGAACAAGATGAGGATATGAAGGCACTGATTCTATTGAATCATTTTTGTATACGCACAGATATAGAGAATATGCCTAGAATGGCATTCTCTATCCCTGATTCGTAGGAATAATATTCTCTACGAATCAGCTATTCTCTTTTTTCTTCTTTAATGCATAAGCAGTTCCACCACCTGCAGCAAGAAGAGCAGCACCAACCGCACCTGATTTACCTTTGTTTTCTCCTACCCATTTTCCTGCATTTTTCCCTGCATCGACAACACCATCTTTCATTTTACCAGCACGGTCTTTAATTGCATCCCATGTTTTCTTTTTGTCACCCTTTGCTAATCTTTCATCCGCGGCTTTTGCGTCTTCAAACGCTTTACCCAAGCCAAATATCGCAGATTTAGGCAATAACGCATTAACATCATCAACGCTAATCCCTAAACTTTCAGCAGCTTGAGTTGCGTCTTCACTTGATACAATTCCTCGCTCATACATATCAGCAATTACAGCTGTTTTTTCCAAATATGTTGCTTGTTGGTTTGCGAGAATCTCATTTGCATTATTAAGTGCAGCAGTTTTATCCAAGTCATGATCTGCTTCATAAGCTGTATTGTAAATAGCTTCTATATCCTCAATACTAATATCATTAGCTACAGCAACTTTTACAATGTCATCTATATCTGATAGGTCTCCTGATGCAATTGAATCAGCAATGGCCGCAGTTTTTTCAAGATATGTACCACCTTCTACTTGTGCAGTTTTATCAAGACCCTCATAATTGATTCTATAAACGCTTGCCACATCTTCTGGATCAATACCCATTGCAGTTGCAGCGTTATTACCCTCATCTGCTGTTATTTTGCCAGTGGCATACAGCTCTGCAATTGATGCACATTTAGTTAAGTGCGAAGTCCCACTTGCTGCTATCTTTTGTAAATCTTCATTCATCTGTCTATACCTTTTTTGTAAATTTAATAGGGGATTCCCTCCCCAAAGCGCTCGACTATCTCTAGCTACTTAATTTGGTCAATCACCCCTCCATACCCGTTAAAGATTAGAGGGAGATATTGACTCAGTGACTTTTTTTATTTTATTATATCCGTATTTTACTATAGTTTTCTAAAAAAAACAAGCAAGAGATAATAGTGCTAAGAAAATTCAGATATATCTATCCTTGCATAGTCAAATGCATCTGCCATTTCATCAAATATATCTACAGCACTTAATATGTCTATTTTACCTCTGACTTTAAGAACGGCTTCCTCTTCTAAGCTATTGAGTGTATTCCATAAGTCTGATGGGTCGATGTGCTCTATCGCAGATACTATAAAGCTCTGCACTGACGCAACTGTTACTCCTGGAGCCGTAATTACATAAATTGGCTCTAGTGGAGAACCTTCTAATTCTACATTTAATCCGTCTAATTCAATCATTTTTCTCTCCATTATATGGTATAATGGAGTTAATATACCATAAAAGGCTAAATAATGTATGTATTTGGAAAAAAATCTCAAAGAAGATTAGTTGGCGTAAACCCAATTCTGGCTTATGTTGTTTCTATGGCAATCACCAGAACCTCTCAAGATTTCACAGTTTTTGAGGGCGTTCGTACAATTGATAGGCAAAGAAAATTGTATTCTGATGGAAAATCTAAAACTCTAAGATCAAAGCATCTAACAGGTAATGCCGTAGACTTGGTAGTTTACAAAAATGGGAAAATTACATGGGATAACTCTCACGGAGAGTTTTTTGAGATTAATAAAGCTGTCAAATCAGTGGTCAAAGAATTACAGTTAGAAAATGTGATTCAGTGGGGGTATGAACAATGGGGGTGGGATATGCCTCACTATCAAATTATAGATACAACCTACGACATACGAAAGATACTCCCAAAAGCTACGATCAACATGATCGTTAAAAAATAAACAGGGCGAAAACTTTGGTTAGCACCAACTTAATAGTTGATGCTAATCAGGTCTCCATTCGCAAAAGCAAATATCTCTAATGCAAGGGTGTCTATCCTTACTTCAGGATTGTTAGCCACTATAGCTTCTAGTCCTGTTGCTATCCCAGCTCTCTCGGTTTTGTGTGTCATAATTTTCCCCTCCCCAATAACTATGTCTACTCCTTGCTCGATTCGATTCTTTACACTTTTTAATGCTGACAGCACTTCTTCTTTGGTATACTCATCTTGTGGCATGATTAATCTCCATAAATCTAATTAGGTTGTATTTCTACTCTCTATCTATATATACCATATAATAGTTTAATGATTGTTTGCTATTATTGTATTGGTAACATATCTATTTCTAAAAAGGCTTTAAATGAAAATTAAATTATTAAACACCCCGACAGCAGAATTTATTGATACAGCCCTAGGGCAATGCTGGGGAAAAGGACCATATGAACACCAAACAGGTCGAGGTAGAGAACGGATAGACCGAATATGTAATAAAATGAAACATAGCTCAATGTTGCGTTTCACTACCCTCATTTTTGAATTCGAATTTAGCACATCCGTCCTACTTGAACTTAGTCGCCATCAGGTAGGAGTTTCCTTGGCTGTGAAGAGCAGTAGATACTGCACTAAACAGAATCCCGATGATATAAAAGTTGAATTGTCACAGAGTGATATTGTTAATGCAATGTTGATTCGACATACAGATGAGATCATTAAGCTGATTAAACAAAACCCTAGGTTAGGAAATGATGATTTAAAGCTTCTATTGCCTCAAGGGTTTATTTATAAAGGTCAGGTGCAATTCAATGTGCAAAGTTTACAGCATTTTATTAAGCTTCGATTGAGTACATCTGCACATTTCCACATAGTCGATGTAGCTCAGGCTTTACTCAACGAAATACCAAAAGATTTGCAATATCTATTCATTGATGTTGCAAAATAAAGTTTTACTCGCTATAATTCGACTATGAGCGATAAAACTCATTCTAAAATATACATGCCACCTTGGCAAGTTTGATTCTAGGGTATCTCGGAAACTTGTTTCCGAGAACCTGCTTAGTAGTGCTCAAAATAATACATTTGGAAGGGTCTCAAGCGCTTCGGATAGTGTTCTTACAAATAGGAAATTTCGATTTTCTTTTTGCGAGACACTAGACTTTTCCAAATGTATTATAGGTGCGGAGCGCTTGAGACCCACTCCACACTTGAACTATATTACATAGTACCCCCTCACAACTTTTTTGTACGAAAGATATTTACATGAACGAATTAATTGAATTGAATCCACAGGAACTATTTCTGCAGAATACTGGTTTGACAATGACCTTGAAGCAAATCGCTGAGAAATATGGGAAAGAAAACGGAAAACTTGTAAGCGATTTTTATAGAGCAATAAGTAAAGTTACAGAGGACAGATTAACTACTCTGACATACGAGGAGTTGTTAATTGACCAGAATTTGGGCAATGGAGCCACTAGAAAAATCAAGACAGTTGCCATGGATTTCAAAACAACAGTATGGTTTATAGCTAAATTTGACGAGAATATAAGGCTTGATATTGTTAACTATGCATTTGAAAATATTCAAATAGCCAAAGAGCAAGAAATAGCTATTGTAAGAAAAGAGGCTAAAAAACCAAAAAAATACAAAGATGGAACAGCAGGGCTGAGACGATGTTTGCTTGACGAATACGAAGATGACGAAGAGTTACCTAGCGAAAATGAAGCATGGAGTGCATTAATATGGAAAGGAGCAATTAAAACGAAGGCGAAAGTGACTATCATAAGGAGATTCATACCAAGCTTTGAAGGAATTATTGGTTCATCTAAGAAATATGGGATGCCGACTTTTAAACCTAATATGATTAGGCAGATCATCACCGAGTGGCGTGAAGCTGGAGAGCCTAAACAGGATGAATACGAGCGATTAGCTAAGGAGTTTAGCGACATTTCTAAAGATTATAGAGCTAAACTTGAAGCATTAAAGCAAAACGATTTAGAATAAAAACACAAGGAAAGCAACCGATGAACGATCCCATCATAATAGATATAGACAACATTCATATTAAGCGAACAATGCTCAATATGATCAAATGCAAAGATGAAGACAATAAGATTCTTGTACAAGAAGAGAATGCTACGGAGTTTCCAGAAAATACATTTTCATATGATTATATAACGACAGCAGTCTCAACGACTCATAGTATGAAGAATGACAAGGGAAAATGGAAAGATGTATTGACCTTCACTTCTACATGGAGCGAAGATATAGCCTTGGCGATATTCAACAATACAGCGGCCACTCTAAAAGAGGCTATTGTTATTGCTGCAACAAGCTGTGAGGCTTGTGTCAATATATTAGCTAATACCTATGGATTGAGTTGGGGATATCCCTATGATAGTGATGAGTTTAGAAATTGTGATACCTCTTGCGATTTCTGCAGGGGAAATAAACATGAGTAATTTTATTACAAAAATTCACCCCAAACATCTATCTAAAGATATTATTGTGCATAGATGTGACAAACACCTCATCCTGACTGGAGAGAGTGGATGTGGGAAAACCACATTCTTAAAATGGTTGCACACTGAATTGATACAATCCTCCCCATCCGAATCTATTAGTGGCTCTACACAGGAGGTGTTCGCATGGACTAACAATAGCATATACGCCTACTTTAGAGCAAAGAGACGATTCAAGGCGTATCAACCAAAAAGTCCCAAAGTCATAGAACTATCAAAAGAGAGAGGATCGAAGTTGAATCCGAACTTCATACAATACATTCTCAATCTAAAAATAGAATCTTTGTTTGCTCAGATAGATAAGGATATTGAAGCTGTCAAAGAGTTAGATAATTGGTTTGACAGATTTGAAAATATATTGAAAAAGATATTCAATGACGATTCTTTTAGACTAACATTTGATAGAAAAAACTATGAGTTCTGGATGGAGAGAGATAACAAAGAGCGTTTCGACTTGCATCATTTATCTGATGGTTATTCTGCCATTATAGATATTGTTACAGAGCTTATTTTGAAAATTGAGAACACGGAATCCAAAAGTTTTGAATGCGAGGGAATCGTCCTGATAGATGAGATAGAAGCTCACACACATGTAGAGCTTCAAAAGCGAATCCTACCCTTGCTTACGAGCTTCTTCCCTAATGTCCAATTTATAGTTACAACTCATAGTCCATTCGTATTATCCTCGGTGGAAAGCGAAAATGTGGTATTGTCAACAGTAGTTTAGA